GTACTACCTTCAACAGTAGTTTTTAATAATATAGTATAATATCTTTCGGGTTGTAAACCATTCATATAAACCTCAAAATAACTACTTGTAGCATCAGCACTTAATTTAGTATAAGTTGAGTCAAAATCTATAACATACTCGTTTGTATCTAAATCCTTAATAGCCCAAAAAGAAGCAGTAGGTAAGTAATAGTTTGTAGTATAAATTGAGGAAGTTTGAAATATAATAGGTGGGAATTGTGGTCTGCAATCTACTCTAAACTGTTGAACACTTTGGTTATAGAAGAACCCATCATTATTGATGATAGAGGCATATAGTTGAGAAGTAGCAATAGTTGGGATTGTAGAAGATGTTACATAACTAAAATCATTCCATTTGAAATCTAAACATGGTGGATATATTGTATGGGTATCCATTGAGTAGTACTGGAGTACTGGTTGGACATTTAGATTAGTATTAAATTCTATAGGATCTTCCCATTTTACAATAAATCCATTATTATAAATTTTAGTAAAAGCTCCATTTAGATTTTGTGAAGCAGAATACCAAGCTTTAGCTATATCTGTAACATTGATTTTTAAGTCTTTATCTGAATGGTAACTAAAAGTTTGAGTACCGACTAAATCTAAATTAGGTAGGCTCGATGTGGTGTACCAAACTCCCCCTCCCCTATTGTTGCCTATATAAGAAGCTGTAGTATAAGGGGATAAACTAGAAGTATTAGGCCATCTTTTACTTCCTCCACTATTTCCTGCAAAAGTTTGCCATTCCCAGCTAACACCATTAGTAACAAGAGGTTGATCAAGATATTTACCGGTTCCCATTACCCAAGATCCAGATACTGGGTAGGCATAAACCTCAGAATCCATTATGATACCTTGTGCAGTAGCAATAAAGCAACGTAAATCAATATCCCAATTCGACCCAGATCCTTTAGTTTTAATTAGATTATCTATACTACTAGAATCAAATTGAATTAAATATCTAGCAACTTGAGGACTACTATCAACAGCAAAGTTTAAATTACTTATTTCAATAATTTCATCTAAACCGGTATTCATCTGTGGGAACAGAGAATACATTGTAGCATCTTTTTCTGGGAAAATTTTATATACGGCCATTGTCTTATAGGTTTACTACTCTACCCTGAATATCAGTGTTAAGGTATTTTACTTCAAAAATCATAGGATCAAGTGAAGGATAAACTACATTATTAATAGTAGCACCTGCTATATCGTAAGCAAATTGAGAATAGCCTAAAGCTGTTCCTACTTTATTTGAAATTGTTATATTTTTTACTGTTTGTACCCCTTCAACTCTATCTAAGAGAATATATAAATCCCTTAAAATAATAGGTTCATTAATCTGCCAGTTTTTAATAGCAAAGAAATCTTGTAGAGCTAAAATACACTTAGTTAACACCTCGTTTGAATTAAAATTTGGAAGTACAATTATATCAAAATTAACTCCAATATTAACAATAAACGCATCTTTAATATTAATAGAATCGTTTACCATCCTATATTGTGAAAGGTAAGTAGATAAGTTTTGTTTAAGAGCTACTGAAGCTGTTCTTAATTTAGAAGAATTATCAAAAGAAAGAACATATAAATCAAGTACTGAAGCAGCTGCCCCTGAGGCTACTGATTGTGCTTTAGTAGGTTCAATATATGCTTTAGCTATTGCTCCATATTTAGCAGGTAAAGAAAGTGATCTAACTAAATAATCATCTTGAGTTACGTTACGCAATTGTGTTGCAAAGTTTGCAGAAGCATTTTGTCTAAGTTCCTCAGTTGAATCACCATCTCCTCCCCCATCAGCTGCTTCTAGATTATTAACAGCTAGGGTTCCAAATATATAATTAGCTTGATTAGCGGTTAAATTATTATTTAAAAATTGCACATTCCCACTTGTAATTGAGGTAATTGTGTTAGCAGGAACATTAGAGCTAACACCACCACCAGTTAAATATCTTACTACTAAAGTAGTATTAGAGGGAGCAATTCCGTAATTTCGGGTAAAAGTAAAATTAGAGGGTGAAAAAGCTGTTGTAAGTTTATCTACCTCAAATGGTAAACCTAAACCAACGTTATCGGGATTAGGTAAAATTTCTTCATCTGTATCGTTGGCTGTACCTGCTCCAAATTGTAATTGAAGAGTAGTACTATCTAAAAAACGAGAAACAAATCTCCTTTGGACTTGTTTTAGTTGTAAAAGATAAGGAGTATCACCCTGATATTGTGATAAGTTAGGATCATTTACGTTAGTGTTTTTGATAGAATCAAACACAGTATCTTGAGCTAAATAATCTACTTCATACCAGGTATCCCCTGTATTATTATCTCTTATATCTAAAATACCTACAATATTAGGAGAAGAAATTTCAACCGTAGCAAATTGTTGGGGAGTACCAAATGAAAATGTTGTAGTATTAATAGTAGAAGATATAGCCTTACGGATTTTCTTTAATAAAAAATATTGAATATCATTCCCCCCAGTAACTTGATATACAGTTACTTCAGTAGGATCACCTGAAGAAGAAACACTAAAGTCTACTGGGTCCTGAATTATAAAAGAAACACTTCCTGAAGCAGTAGAAGTTACAGTTGTATTAGCAGGAATAAATAAAGCATAACTAAAATCTGGTGATTGAGAACCTGGGGAGCCTATAGCTGGGACTTGTTGATAAAATTCAACATTAACAGTAGCAACTTGAGTTACATTTGGTTTATAACTAAACATATAAGCTAACTCATACAAATTATTAGTTTGGCGAGCATACTGTAGGTATGTTTCTTGAATTTGATTATCTAAATAAAAAGACATAACATCACCTACATAAGCAGCCATTTCCATAAACATCATACCTGGGGATGATGGTGAAAAGTCATTATAGGTTGTAGGAAAATATGTACGAGCATAGTTAATTAAACTTGCCCTTAACTCAGTAAAATCTTTATTTAAATATTGTATATTGCGTCTTACTGCCATTAGTCAAAAGTTATTTGTATTTCATCTGATATAACTGTATCCCGTATTGTATATTTAAGAATTACAGTTATAGAATTATAGTCTGGGTTTTGGAGGATTTCTAATCGACTAACTACAACACTAGAAAAATATTGGTTAAGTTGAAATTGAATTCTTTCTTTAAGACCATCTAAATTACCTGTTGTTATCTGTTCAAAAACAAAATTCCTTAACCCAGCTCCAAAAGAAGGAACTAAATATCTTTCAGTAGGATTAGTTAAAAAAAAGTTTAATAAGTTATTTTTAACAGCAGCTTGAGTTGTATATGTAGAATAAAATACCCCAGGAGCATTAAAAGGTATAGCCACACCAACAGCCGTTCCTGGCTTAGTGTCAATTGGGAATATCTTTTGTGCTCCAAATGCCATTTTATTTCTTACCCATTAAGCCCATAATCATGTCTAAACCAACATTACCTTCAGGTAATTTTGACCCATCTCCTGAGGTATTCATACCAGGGGTTATTTGTAGAGTATTAGCTGCTATATTTTGAGTAGTAAAGTTAAGAGTATCTTGTCCTCTTTTCATATCACCCATAATACTCTCCATCATAGCTCGTTTTTCAGTAGCTGATTTTTGTGGGGCTTGTGTTGTAGTTACTGTTCCATAACCACCTACTCCAACTGGAGTTTCAATGATTGATGCTTTAGGAGCACGAACTGCTTCCAAAAGGATATCTTTTAATTCCTCTTGGATAGCTTCTCTAACTGCTTCCTTAATAAATGATTTTAGTTCGCTTGGTTTCATTTGTTATAAATATTAAAATTAAAAAGATTTTAAATTATCTCTGTCAATTATTAGCTTAAGTTCATCGATTAATGTTTGTCTGTTTGTTGTAAACGATAAAGGAGTTTCTAATAGTGGGATACCTCCTTGATTTAAAGCTATAGCTTTTAAACGATTGACAGTGGGGCTAAAAGGTACTTCCTCTATTTGAAATATAAACCCTTGATAAGTTGAATCATCTATAGATTGAGTACTATCAGTTGCAATTTTTACCAAATTATCAGCTACTGGGGTTAATTGTTGATCTTCATTAAGACAAGGTGTTAATAAAGCATCTAAACTATTTAAAACTTGGATTATATTTTTTATAAAAGAAGAAACTATAGCTAAAGATATATTTAAAGTATCTAATCCACTTTTTATTTTAGATAATTTAGATTCTCCTAAAGAATCAAATGTTAATTTATCTGATAAATCTCCTAAATCACTTAACAAAGCAGGAATTGCTCCGGGGAGACCAAAAGGGATTGCTTTAGAGGCAGTTGAGGTTGCTACTCGGCTTAAATTAATTCCTCTAATAGTAGCTAAAAGAGTATTAAAGGTTATATTAACTCCTGCATATGTAGAAGTTGTAATATCTAAAAAATTACTAAATTTATTTAAAAAATCTACAATGTTATTTCTTTTATCTAAAATACTCTGTAATAAGGCTGGTTCAGGACATGTTCCATCTGTAGGAAGTTGATTTAAAAGATTATTTAAAGGAGCTTGTATTAAATTTTCATTCTCAGTAACTTTTTTTATTAAAAGTGTAGCTAACTTTTGAACAGCAGTTTGTTTGTTAGGTACAGCATTTAATATAGTATTAATATCAATCCCAG